GGCGGGGTATGCATGGGGGGAGGGGGGGGCGTATGTATATATATATATATGGGACCCACCGCAAATCTGAACCTTTTTTTGGAATATGTTAGCTCAGGTGGGTAGCCAATTCTGGTATGGACACAAAAAAGGGCCCGAGCCTTGTAGGCCCGAACCCTTGAGAACCTTGCTTGTTCGCAGTTCTCCTAGAACGAAGAACGTACTTGCTACCAACCTTGTGGCCGCATCCAGCTCTGTGAGCTTCCAGCGACCCTTAGGGAGCTGGAGGCTTGCTTGCTCTTTTAGACGCAGCGAGTTCTACTGCTGCATCCACATTTTGGAGGAGTCCCTGCTTTTGCCCGCACCCCCATAACCTTCGACTGAGGGTGTCAGAGCCCTTGCGCACGGGCAGGCGTTCCATCTTGCTCAACGAGTGGAGGTAAGAGGTCCCACGATCTCGTGTCTCTCTGGAGCATACCTCATGGCCGCTTGCTCCGTCAACGTCGCGTTGACGCATGGTTCGCACCAATCCCCATCCTCGTATCTGGGGTTAGAAGTGGATCCACAGCTAGGGCAAGAAACGTACACTACCCTATAGCCAGAGTGTCCCGCATACCTATGCACGCGGGTGCATGACTATGCAGACACCCGCACGATCGTGCGGTTCGCCATGTACGGGACACTTTGGCCTATGGGTATGGCACACAACTGGACCAAAGCCGAAGAAGCATTCCTGGACTGGTACTGCATCCCGCTCTCTGAGCGGGCTCCCGAGCTGAGAACACAGGAGATGTTCGCCCACGAGCTGAACGTCCATCACCAGACCCTACAGCTGTGGCGCAAGCAGGACTGGTTCCAGAACGCGTATAGACAACGTATGGACATCATGAACCAGGGCCCCGAGCGCCTTCAGGCCATAGCCGATGCGCTATACGAGAAGGCCAGGGAGGGCGACACCAAAGCGGCTGCGCTCTACTTCCAGTACACTGGGAGGCTCAAGCCCGCCGAGACCAAGGTGGTCATCGAGGATCGCAGGATCGAGGAGTTGTCCGACAGCGAGCTTCAGGCCATCATCGCTGGCGGTTCTGCCCGCGAGTACCTTTCGGGCTAATGCCCTCTTATACGAAGACTGAGGCATTCGGGGAGCTGGAGTGGCGCAGATGTAAGGGCACCTCTCAGTCCGACGTGGTCGCACTCCAGTACTTCATGCAGAACTACGGGATGATCCAGCACCCCGAGAAGGGTGCGATCCTCATCCCCTTGCGCCCAGCGCAGAAGGAGATCCTGGACACCTGGGTCACCGAGAGGTACAGCATCGTCCTCAAGGCTCGCCAGGTTGGGTGGTCCACCCTGGCTGCGCTCTACTCTCTGTGGTTGTGCTTCTTCTGGCCTGATCGAGTTGTGGTCATGCTCTCCAAGGGAGAGCGCGAGGCAGTGAAGCTGCTGAAGAAGTCAACCTACGCCTACGACCGATTTCCCCCCTGGCTCAAACAGAGGGGCCCCAAGCGGATCACGTTCAACGTGAAGGACATCACCTTCTCCAATGACTCGGCCATCGAGTCGTTGCCCTCCAAGGAGGACCCCGCACGAGGCACCGCTGTCACACTGGTCATCGTGGACGAGTGGGCCTTCCTGGACGACCCCGAGAATGCCTGGTCCTCTATCGAGCCCATCACCGACGTGGGCGGGCGCTGTATTGGCCTGTCCACGGCCAATGGCTGGGGAGACTTCTTCCACACCACGTGGGTCAAGGCCCGAGCAGGTATCTCCCCCTTCAAGCCCATGTTCTACTCATGGCGGGCTAACTCGGACAGAGACGACGATTGGTACGATTCCAAGAAGGCGAACATGCCTGACTGGCAACTGCACCAGGAGTACCCGCAGGATGAGGATGAAGCCTTCATCAAGTCGGGTAACCCCTTCTTCAACCTGGAGACTCTCCTCAGGTTCGAGACCCGCAAGGGTCGGATGGGCTACCTGCACACCCATGAGTATGGGCTCAAGAAGCCCCTCTTCGCCGAGCGCGGCGACGGGGAGCTAGAAGTGTGGCAGGAGCCAGAGCCTGGGCACGGCTACGTGGTTGGGGCCGACGTAGCCGAGGGCTTGGAGTACGGCGACTACTCCAGCGCGCACGTGATCGACATCGAGACCTTTGAGGTTGTGGCCCACTGGCATGGTCACATCGAGCCTGACCTCTTTGCCCAGCGTCTCATGGAGTTGGCCTATTGGTACCACATGGCCCTTGTGGGCTGCGAGGTCAACAACCAGGGACTGACCACGAACAAGGAGATGCAACGCTGCTCCTACCCGAGGATCTACTACCGCCGCGAGCTGGATGCCCGCACCAGGAAGCAGTCTCAGAAGATCGGCTGGTTCACTTCGAGGCAGTCGAAGCCGCTGATGGTAGGTGAACTGGACAAGGCTCTGCGTGAGGAGCTTCAGGTCCACGACGAGCGCACCATCTTCGAGCTTCGGACCTACGTCAGGGACGAGAAGGGTGGCACCTCTGGCAGCCCGTTCGATGACCGTGTCATCTCGCTGGCTGTGGCCAACCAGATGCGCCAATATGCCAACGTATTCACGCCCAAAGAGGTCCAGGATGACACCTGGACCTGGAACTGGTGGCAGAAACGGGCCAATGGGGACCCCAAGCAGACCCTCAGAATCGGGACCCATAACCGCCGATCCAGGGTCTGAGACCCCCTTCGCGGGACACTTTGGCCTACATAGAGACATGACTCTGTACGCGTACAAGTGTCCAACGCATGGAAACTTCGATGTTGAGGCACCCATGTCCGAGACCCAGCCCCAGGAGCATTGCCCCATGTGCGGTGGGCTCTGTCCGAAGATGCTGACTGGATCCCTCCAGTTCGCCTATGGAAAAGAAGACTTCCATGGGCCCACTATCGGCGAACGTCGCGCCCAGCAGCTAGAGGATTTCCCCACGGCTGAGCCTGTTGGCCAGCGGTGGGTCTGATAAGGACTTTATGCCAGACCTGACTTCTGTCGAGGGACAGGAACCCCTGTCCCACACTGCCAGAGATCTCCTGAAGCGTTACCGCGGGCGCATCGAGTCGTCCAAGAAGTGGCGCGAGGACGAGTGCCACGACAAGACGTGGAAGCGCCTGCGCGATATGTACAGGCTCAAGATGATCCCCGAGTACCTGAACGACGGGGACCAGATTGCTGTGGCCATCTCTTTTGCCACGATCAACGTTATTGCCCCTTCGGTTTCTATCAACCACCCCAAGTTCACGGTCACCTCCAAGAAGTACGAGCAGTACGACAATGGCACCATCGCCGAGGCGGTGCTGAACTACTGGTGGAAGGAATACGACTGCCAGCCTGGGTTCCGCAGGGCCGTCAAGGATGCGCTCATCTTCGGCCACGGCTGGCTCAAGGTGGGCTGGCGCTACGAGGAGAAGGATGTAGATCGCACTCCTGAGGAGATGCAGGCCGAGTTTGACGAGCTGAACCAGCAGTTGGATCAGGACGCTGGGGAGAACCCTGACACAGCACATCTGCTGCCCAGTCCCGACGACATTCAGGCCCAGATCCCCACCCACGAACCGAAGGTGACGAAGGACCATCCCTACGTGGAGCGGGTCTCACCCTTCGATATGTACGTGGACCCAGAGGCAACGGGTCAGCACGACTGGGAGTGGAGCGCCCAGCGGGTGGTCCGCGTCCTGGAGGAAGCGAAGAAGGACAAGCGTTACAACGCCAAGGTTCGCAACAAGCTCCAGTCAGATGGTTCGGTAGCCTGGCAGCAGGAGGGCTCCCGTTACTTCGTCAAGGACGACGTAGAACGGGTCACCATCTGGGAGTTCTACGACTACCGCCGACAGACCATCTCGGTCTTCTCGGACCAGGGCGACGGTTTCCTTGTGGATCCCGAGGACCTGGAATATACCTTCAACACGCCCTACGTCATGATCTCGAACTACGAGGTTCCTGACCAGTTCTACCCTATCGGCGACCTGGAGGCGATCGAGCCTCTGAACCTGGAGCTGAACCAGGCACGGTCGCAGCAAGCCAACGACCGCAAGGCGTACAAGCGCAAGTACCTCTACCGCAAGTCTGCGTTCCAGGATGAGGGCCTTGATGCCCTCACCGACGACTCCGACAACACGCTGGTCCCAGTCAATGACGACGCCCCGCTGGGCGAGGTCATTGTTCCGATGCCCAACGCGAACCCCAACCCCGAGCTGTATCAGCAATCTGAGCAGATCGAGAACGACATCGACCGCGTCTCGGGAATCTCCGAGTACCAGCGTGGGGGTATGCCTGAGATCAGGCGTACGGCCACAGAGGCGAGCATCATCCAGGATGCGGCCAACGCGAGGTCCGACGACAAGTTGGCCATCGTGGAAGGGGCCCTTCGCGAGTGTGGGCGCAAGCTGATCCAACTGGCTCAGTCGTACATGACCGAAGAGCAAGTAATCAGGATCACTGGCCAAACTGGCCAGCAGGCTTACTTCAGCTTCACGCCCGAAGACATCGAAGGCGAGTTCGACTTCGATGTAGAAGCTGGTTCGACCCAGCCCCAAAACGAGACCTTCCGTCGCCAGCAGGCGACTCAGATCCTGAACACACTCGGTCCCTTCATCGGGACGGTCATAGACCCGAACGCTTTCTTGACGCATGTCATGCGCGAAGGCTTCGGGATCAAGAACCCCGAGCAGTTCATGATCCCACCCGAGGTTCAGATGGCTCAGCAGCAAGCGGCTGAAGAGGCTGAGAATCCATCTGAGGAGGCCCCACCTGGTGAGAACGGCAACAATGCGGGTGGCGGCGCGCTAGGTCCAGGTGGTGCTTGATGTTGTTCCAGACTCCCAAGGACGCCTTCATCTACTTCGTGAAGACACAGCCAGCGGACACAACCCCAGCCCCCGCTCTGCCAGATCCGAACACGGACAAGCTGGAGCAGATGATCCAACTCCTGAAGCAGCAACTGGGTCATGCCAGCATCGCATCGCAGATGCCTCGCCCAGTGAGCGCGTGACGTGGAATACAAGGAACGTGATGCAGTACGAAACATCCCGCTGCACTCTACGGACGGCGGGGCCACCTGGGTGCCCAACCCAATCCCCAACACTGGCGGAGGTGGTGACGTGATCGTCTTCAAGAACAACGTTTACGCCGCGGTTCGTTCTGCCCTGAACCTGCTGGAAGGGTCCAACATTACCCTGACAGTCACGGATGACCCGACCAACAACCAAGTTGACGTGCTCATCGCTGCGGGCGCGGGTGGGTCCATCGTTGTCGAGGACGAGGGATCTGTGGTCGCTGGCGGGCCTCATGGGACGCTCGACTTCGTTGGAGCTGGCGTCTCCGTTGCCAACGGTGGTGGGGGTCAGGCGACCGTTACGATATCTGGTGGCGGGGGCGGTTCTGCCCTAGCCATCTACGAAGACCTCACACTCATCGACGGTACCGTCACGAAGATCACCTTCGAGGCTGATGACTTCGACGTGAGCGAAACCGTCGAGGATGAGGTTACCGTTCTCATCTCCACCGCCATCGCCCGCGTGGCCGCGGCTGTCATGGACGGTGATGCGGCTGGCGGGGATCTCACGGGCACGTACCCGAACCCAGTCATAGCCAACGATGCTGTGACCTACGCCAAGATGCAGAACGTCTCGGCCACGAACCGACTGCTTGGGCGGAGCACCGCGGCTGCAGGCAACACCGAAGAAATCACTCTCGACATCGACCACGAGTTCGCTGCGGGAGCTTTGCGGAGCGCGGCCTTTACTGGCGACGTTGTCAAGGCGGCTGGGTCCAACGCAACGACTCTCGCTACCGCCTATCAGCCACTTGACGAAGAACTGACGGAGATTGCAGGGCTCACCCCAGTCGTTGATGACATCATTCAATATAAGGGAACAGCATGGGCCAATCGGACGATGGCCCAACTCAAGACCGATTTGGGGGATCAGCACTTCGACCAGCGTTCTTGGAAGCGTCCCGTGCGTGTTGCCACTACCGCCGCAGGGACGCTGGGAACTGATTTCGATGAGGGGAGCACGGTTGATGGCGTCGTCCTTGTCGCGGGTGACCGCATTCTCCTCAAGAATCAAACACTGGGCGAGGAAAACGGTATTTACACGGTCAACCCAGCCATAGCTTCACCCACACGTGCGGTTGACTTCAACAACTCGGCCGAAGCTGTTCTTGGGTCTGTTGTCCCTGTTGT